CTGCATGCAGGCTCTCGATCTGAACCAGGGCGGTTCGGTTGGCCTGTCGGCTGGCATGGGCCTCACCTTCCTCGGCAGCCCGGTGGTCCTCACCGACCGCCTGCCGAGCGGTGCAGACTCCACCGGTGCGATCATGGCGCTGTACGGCAACCTTGCCAACAGCTCGATGTACGGCATCCGCCAGGGCATCGAGATCGCGTCCAGCGATCAGGTGAACTTCCTGTCGGAGCAGACGGTCATCAAGGCGTCGGCTCGCGTGGCGATCACGCACCACAGCCTTGGCTCCTCGACCGTCGCCGGTCCGGTCATCGGCCTCGTCGGTGCGTGAGCCTGACGGCTTGACGTGATGTGCAAACTGGGCGGGCCGCTCCACAACGGGGCGGCCCGCTCTCTTTTTGCGAGGTCTGCATGATCGTCAAGGTTGGGGGCACCGAAGCCGACGTTCGCGTTGAGGCCGTGCTGTCGATGCCACGGCTGTCGTTTACGGCCAATCACTTCGCATGGGCTCAGGCACTCATGCCGCTCGGCATCCGCCCCACAATGGGAACTGGTGCGTTCTGGTCACAGGTGAATAGCAGGATTTTCGAGCAATTCATCGACAAGGCGGAATACCTGCTCACCATCGACTACGACACGTTCTTCACGAAGGAAGACGTGGAGCACCTCTTCGCGATGGCCATGACGTTTCAGTGCGACGCGCTGACGGGGCTGCAAACGAAACGCGAAGACGGCCGCCCGATGCTGACGCTGAAGGGCACGCTCGACAACCCGCCCGAGGACGGCACGACAAGCCTGCCTGCGTCGTGGTTCGCGGAGCCCGTTCAGGAGGTGGATAGCGCTCACTTCGGGCTGACGGTCATCAGCACTGCCGCCCTGAAGCGGTGCAAAAAGCCTTGGTTCTGGTCGAAGCCCGGCCCAGATGGATCGTGGAACGAGGGCCGCACCGACGATGACATCTGGTTTTGGCGCAACTGGCGCGAGAGCGGCAACCGGGTCTTCATCACGCCGCGCGTGGTCCTGGGCCACGGCGAGTATGTCGTGACCTGGCCGGGGCAGAACCTCGGCAAGCCCGTCTTCCAATGGACCACGGAGTTCACGACCAACGGAAGGAAACCCGAAACTGCATGGAGCGTGCCCCAATGAAGAAACTAAGGATGCTGCGTTCGTTCCAAAACTACCGCGCCGGGCAGGTGGTGGATATCCCGGGCGGGCGTGCCCAAGAGTTGATCGCCCGGCGGTTCGCGGTGGAGGACCGGCAGCAGGAGTTGATCGAGACGGCCGCCGTCGAGCACGACGTGGAGACGGCCGACGCCACGCCCAAGCGGAGACGCAAGAAGTGAAGTACCGCAGCCTCAGCCGCCAGACGCCCCCCGCCGTGGAGCCCGTGACGCTTTCCGAGGCGAAGGCCCACTGCCGCATCGACGGCACCGCAGACGATGCCTATGTGGCCAGCCTCATCACGGCCGCCCGCGAGTGGTGCGAACAGTACCTCGACCGCACGCTGGTCTACACGCAGTGGGTGATGAGGTTCGACCGATTCCCCACCTCGGGCATCGAGGCGATGGAGCTGCCCCGCCCGCCTATGGCCGTCGCTGGCACTGCCACGGCTGTGTCGCTCACGTTCACCACAGACAGCGGCACGACCGGCACCTATGCCGTGGAGCAGTTCCGCGTGGACCGCCAATCGACGCCGGGCACCGTGCTGCCGATCTACGCTGGCACCTGGCCGCCGCACCGGATCGACGCCGGGGCACACGCCGTGACATGGTGGGCTGGCTACGGGAACAGCGGGACCGACGTGCCCGCCGCGATCCGCCACGCCATCCTGATGCTCGTGAGCCACTGGTACGAAACCCGTGGCGCGACCGTCTCCACCGGGGCAGTTCCGCAGGACGTGCCCTTCGGCGTGAGCAGCCTGCTTGATTCCATGAAGTGGGGCACCTACCGATGATCGAGCCCGGCAAGCTCCGCGAGCGTGTTACCGTCCAGATTGCCAGCGGCACGACCAATGCCCTGGGCGAGACGGTGCTGGCGTGGAGCAATTCCTCGGCCGTGTGGGCGAGCGTCGAAGGCGTGAGCGCCCGCGAGGCCCTGGCGGCAGGCCAGCAAGATACGACGATCACGCATAAGGTGCGGCTCCGCTACTTGCCTGGGCTGACGCAGCGGGATCGCTTCGCGTGGCGTTCCCGCACGCTGAACATCGTGAGCCTGCTTGAGTACGACAACCGAACCGAGCACGTTGCGATCTGCGAAGAGGTGACGTGATGGCTGGCGGAATTGAAGTCACTGTTGAGTTTCCAGAACTGGAGCAAATCCGTGACGCATTTCGCGGACTGCCGAAAAACCTTTCTGCGAAATACATGGCGGCGGCCCTTGGTCGTGCAATCGACCCAGGCTTCAAGCTCTTGAAAACGCTGACGCCCAAAGGGCCGACCGGCAACCTTCGTCGAGCCATCAGGAAAAAGACGAAGCGGTACACGAAGACGGGATCTGGTGTGGCGCTCGCCGGGTTCACGGCACCTCCGCGAAAAAAGTCGAGCGATTTGAAGTCGAACGAAAAGGGCCAGCACCAGGGCTTTCTGGAGTTTGGAACAAAGCGACGCAAGACAAAAGGCAACATCGCGAGTAGTTATTCTCGAAGCGGCCCGGTTCGCGTGGTCGTTGCCAAGAGGTCGGGCAAGGTGACAACTCGCCCCAAGTCGCCGAAAGGCTTCGTGCGCGTGGTCAAGAAGGGCGGGACGGTTGACCTTGGCGAGTTCCCCGTTGGCGGAAAGGCTGGAGTTCCGCCAATCAAGACGGCATTCGATCGGACTCGCACGCAAATATCTGGGAACCTGAACCGCGAGATGACCGCCGCCCTGAATTCAGCAATCAAGGAAATGGCTAGTCCGTTCCGAGCAAAGAGAGGCGGTGGCGCGTGAGCCTGAAATCCCCCGAAGCCGTCCTGCGTACCGCTCTTGTCGGAAACGCCGCTGTCTCGTCCCTGCTTGGCACGCGGATTTATCCAGTGCTTGCCCCGGCATCCGCTGCCCTGCCGTTCGTCACATGGCGGCGATCCGGCATCGACCGCGAGCAGACGCTTGGCGGGCCGATGGGCATGCCCCGCGTGAGCGTTGAGTACAGCATTTACGGCGTGACCTACGAGGAGGCCCGCCAGGTTGCCGACGCCATGCGTCGCGTTCTGGATGGCTACGGGGGTACTGCGGACAATACGGAAGTGAAGCAAACGTCGCTGGAAGACGAATCCGACGACTTTGTGCAGCTGGCTGGAGCGGATCTCCCGCCGGTCTATCAAGTAACGCAGCGCTACGACTGCTGGTGGAGCGAGGGTTAAAAAATGCCGTATACGCCGCACGATTCGTCTGGCACCACGTTGACCTTCGCCGGGACGACCTACACCGTCACGAGCATCACCTACAGCATCAGTGATCAAGCGTCGTCCGATCAGATCGACGTTTCGCACCTCGGCCAGACGAACGGCAGCACCGTGCTGACAATGAGCCGCCCGCTCAAGGGCTCGGCTGGCGACACCGGCAAGGAAGTCAGCATCGAGTATCTGGCGGCGAGTGGTGCCCCGATTGGCCAGGGCCTAAGCGGTACGCTCACGATCTCGGGCGGGATCACGTTGAGCGTGACCGCCACCTGCAAGTCGTCGAGCGTGACGCTCACCGTGAATGACGCGGTTCGAGGCAGCGCTTCCTTCCAGGTGCCGTAGCCACAGAGGGAGGCCCCCGTGGCGAGCTACAGCAGCGGCGTATCGGTGACGTGGAACGGCGTCACGTTTCAGGAAGTCACCGGCCTTTCGTGGACCTATGGCGGCGGCCCGTCAAAGGGGCGAAGCGTCGCCTGGACCGACGAGGCCGGGACGTGCAGCGTCGAGTGCTTGGGCGGTGCCAACACGGGAACGTCGAACTACGGCGTCCGCGCGAACCTTTCCATATCCGGCGGCGGCCAAGCCTTGACAAACCCCGCAGTATGGGAGTCGTTGAGCGTGGCGAATGAGGTGAACGGCGTGACCCGTTTCACCGTCACGTTCAAACTTTTGGACAACTGACCAATGGGACTCAAAGAGCAGATCAAGGCCGCCAGCGTCCGCAAGCCGCTGAAGGTTCACGTCAAGGAATGGAACCTCGATGTGTATGTGCGGGTTCTCAGCGTCGGCGAACGCGACGATTGGGAACTGGCGTGGCTCGACATCCGCAGCAAGGGCGTGGCGAAGTTCCACAATTTCCGTGCCTTCTATCTGGCTCGCACGCTCTGCGACGAGCATGGCGTGCGGATCTTCCAAGACAACGAACTCGACGAAGTGGCAACCCTGGACGGGGCGGTGATGGGCGAACTGTTCGATGTGGCACAGCGCCACAACAAACTCACGGAGGCGGACGTAGTTGAACTAGCCGGGGAGCTTTAGCGCGAGACCATCGCGGCGGTTCTTGTTCATGCTGGCCGGTCATCTTGGAATGACGGTCGGCGAACTTGAGCAGCGAATGGACAGCAGAGAGTTGAGCGAGTGGCTGGCGTTTGCTCGCTACTTCCAGCCGCTCGACAACTCATGGGCTCAGACCGGCGTGCTTGCCAGTGCGGTGCTTGCTCCTCACTCCAGGCGAGGCCACATACCAAAGCCAGCAGACTTCATTCCCATAGACAGCCCGCCGCAGCATAAATCGCAGATGCTCGATGTACTCTCCAAGATGAAACAAGACCTAGACGGAAAATGAGATGAGTACGGCACTCGGCTTGGCGATGCAGATCAGCGCGAACACGGCCCAGCTGGCTCAGGCTGTGGCCGATGTGAACGCCAAGCTCGACTCAATGGGCGAGGCTGGCAAGAAGGCGTCGGCTGACCTCGGGACGCTCAAGAACATTGAGATTGGCAAGCTGGCCCTCGGCGGAATCCAGGCCGCCACCAGCGCATTCTTGAGCCTAAGCGGCGCGGTGGCTGGCGCGGTCACGGGCGTCACGCAGTTCGCCTTGAGCGTGGGCGAAGAATTGGACGCATTGAACGACGTGGCCAATCGCACGGGCGTTGGCGTTGAGGCGTTGCAGGCATACGCCAGGGCCGCCGCCGACACCGGCGTGAGCGTCGAGTCGTTTGCCAAGCAGATGCAGAAATTGACCATCGCCATCGGCCAAGCGTCGCTCGACGAGAAGGCTCAAAAGAAGTTTGAGGCGCTCGGCCTCGTGTTTGAGGAACTGAAGACCCAATCGCCAGAGAAGCAATTCGAGCAGGTGGTTGATGCAATCTCTCGGATCGCTGATCCAGCCGAGCGGGCCGCCACGGCCGTGAAGTTCTTCGGAAAGGGCGGCATCGAACTCGGCGAGTTGTTCACGCTCGGCCCTGGGGCGCTGACGCAAATGCGAGAGCAGGCCGTTTCGCTTGGCCAGGTTGTCAGCGAAGACGCCGTAAAGGCCATCGACAACATGAATGATTCGTTTGCAGCCGTGTGGGCAACGGTGAAGGGCCTGGCTGGCTCGATCCTCGGCGAGCTTGCGGGGCCGATTAGCACGATCGCCCAAGAGCTTCTTGGCGTGATTAAGCAGGCCGGGCCGCAACAGATCGCCCAGCAGGTCGCTAGCGGATTGCTTGATTTCATCAAATTGGCTGGCAATGCGTTCTTTCAGTTGGCGCAGTTCATTGAAGCCTTCATCAAGAAGTTCGCGCCGATCCTTGGGCTAGACATTCGCAGCGAGACAGAGAAGGAACTGGACAAACTGCGGGCGGATGCGCAGGCGGCCATGCAGGGCGCTGGCGCAACCAGAGACGGCTTCGGCATGCCCGTGGCCAACGCCGCCGCCATCGAGGAGGAAAACAGGAAGCGTGCCGAGCGGATTGCCCAGCTTGAGGCGCAGGTGGCGTCCGATGCGTCAAACAGCGTGCTGAATCGGTTTCAGGCGAATTTTAACGCGGCAGTGGACACGGCATCGGACTCGCTTCGGCAGCGCATGGACCAGGCCGGAACAACCGCCGGGCCGAACGAGGCCGAGCAGAAGCAGGTTTCACTGCTGGAGCAGATCAACCGCAACGGGCAGGTCGGCACCGTGGAGATCTTGAACTAGCATGGCCGTCGTCTCATACCGCGAAATCCTGCCGCGCACTTTCTCGCACAAGTTTGGCGAAAGCCCAACGGCCGAGATCAAGTACGCCCTTACGCTCGACGGCCCGACGAACACGCAGGCCATCCTCAACGCAGTCGGAATCTTTCACGGGTCTGCCCACCCAGAGTATTCCTACCTGCTCTGCCACAACGGGCAGGTGAACGAAACCGACCGCTTCCACGCGGAGGTGACGTACAGTTACGAGACGCCGAAAACCGAGTACCAGACAAGCCCGCTGGCGCGGCCCGATGTGTGGTCTTTCTCAACGAGTGGCGCGCAGGCTCCTTTTCTTTATTACTACCACGGCACCGGCAACAGTGACGTGCGCCCGCTAGTCAACGCGGCCAACGATTACATCGAGGGCATGACGGTAATGGCCCCCGAGGTGCAGGCGACGATCAGCGGCAACCGGGCTGCGTTTCCGCTTGCCACCGCTGCGGAGGTCACGAACGCCATCAACTCCGCGCCGTACCTGGGTGGTGCGGCGTACTCTTGGATGTGCAATGGCATCAGCGGGCAGCAGGCCGTCGAGGTCGTCAACGGGGAAGAGGTGAGGTATTGGCAAATCAGCGTGCAGCTGACGTACCGGCGTGGCGGCTACATCGAAAAGATTCCGCACGTCGGATTCCACTACATCGAAGGCAGCCAGAAGCGGCGAGCGTGGGTCTATCAGTCTGAGCCAGGCAATAGCGAAAAGGTGGACGCGACGACGCCGCAGCCCCTGACAGAAAGCGGCGCGCTCAAGTACCCCGGCGGGGACGGCCGCCCCGACCAGCTTGAGCGCCGCCCGTACCCCGCCGTGGCGTTCGCCTCATACTTCGGCACGCCGCCCTTCTAAGGTGACGCATGGCCCAGAAACCAGACGGCAGACCTGCCCGCACTGAGCGCGTGACATTCACGCGGCCCGCTGCGGAGCGGATCGCCAAGGTGGTGCGAACCGTCGAGGCGGGCGACCGCGACCAGGCGGGGCTGACGTTTGGCAACCGCGTCACCGGCCCTTCGGGCAAGGCGTTCCGCGTGGCCACATTCACGGGCTCGTGGTCGATCAACGGCGAGAAGGTCGTGACGTTTCGCAATCAGACGACGACGCCGAACACGGTGTCGGCCGTGAATCTTTTTGCGAACATCGCCACCGCAGCGTCCTCGCGAAACTGCGCCATCGCCAAGGACGGCACCGCTTGGTATCTCATCGCGGCTCAGTGCTAGGGAAAATTCATGGTCATGATCGGCAGTCAATGCGACCCATGCTGCGGCTGCGTTGGCACATGCTGCATCAACGGCACTTCCGACCCCAGCAAACGAACGCAGGAGGATTGCGTCGCGGCGGGCGGAACGTGGCTCCCGCCGGTGAAGGCGTGTTTCATCAACGGCGCGGAGAGCACGGCGCACACGACAGAGGCACAATGCACCGCCTGCCAATACACATGCACTGAAACCACGGGCGGCGGAACTATTTCAGGCTCACCGCTAACGTGCGAGTTTCGGCTCAACGAGGGCGACACATGCCCGCCGCCTTGCACCGTGGAGATGCGGCCCTCCAATGTGAGCGGCTTCGGGTTCGGCGAGCTCGTCCCGTTTTGCGTCGGGACATACTGCCCCGAGGGATTCACGCTAGAGGGCAATACCTGCGTTAAGGCCGGGAACTGCCCGCCGGGATTTTCCGATCCCGGCAACGGCCAATGCGTGAAGACAGCCAGCGTGTCGGACTGCTCGCAGTGCCAGCCAACGGCGAGCGGCGCTGTCTCGTGCCTGCCGAATCCAACCAGCGAGGCACCCTGCGGCTCGTGGGCAAACAAGTGTCAGCCATGCCCGTGCTCTGGCCCATGCGACGAGCAGAATCCTTGCCCGTCCGGTTGTTATTGTTGCAACGGGCAATGCCAATCGACGCCCTGCCCGCCTCCGCCGCCGCCGACTTGCTCCGGCTCTTGTAGCGACTCAAGCGACTGCCCTTCTGGCTGCACATGCTGTAACGGCAAATGCGTGGCTGGCGCATGTGAAATGCCGGAGCAGATCACGCTGTCGCTGTCAGGCATGGGGCCAGTGTTCACGTTTATTTCGCAGGGCGGAATCCAGCAAGGGCCAAGCGGTTGGTGCTCTGACGGCGAGGGTGGCGTGGGCGAGCCCGCCACGATGGGCAATGTGTTTTGCGGCGAGTGTGGCCCGGAGGATGGGCTTGTTCTCAGAACAGGCGGCGGAAGTGGCGGCATTTTTGGCTACACGATTGGCATCATTCAGCAAGACGGCAGCGCCGTTTTGGATTTGATGTCGTCGGGCTGCGATTCCTGGTTGTACCAGGGCTATCTGCCTGTCCCGCCGTGGGCGACGTGGACCAGCGGCTCGCCTGTCTCGGTGTACTGCAACGGAGAGCTTGGCACCCCCGTCTCCGTTTCAATTTCACGCACGGCCGTAGACACGACAGTCACGATCTCGCCGCCCGCGAACGGCGGCGGTCAAGCCGCGACGGCCGTCGTCGAGAGCATCAGCAACTCCGGTGCGGTCGAGAGCGTCACGCTCACGGACGGCGGCAGCGGGTACGCCGCCGAGATCATCAACCGCGCGCAGCCTAGCGTTGCTGCCTCAGTCTCCGGCGGCAGCGGCGCGGTGCTCTCCGTGACGCTATCGCAAAACGGAGCAGGCCAAAACGCTACTTGGTCGGTGGCCTCCGTCACCGTCACCAGCGGAGGCACCGGCTATGCTGGCGGGGCTGTCGTCACGTTCACGCCAGAGCAGGCGGCTGTAACTGCGTCGGCGGCCTTCGCTCAGGTGATCGTCGACAGGCTAGAGCCGACAGTCACCGCGAGCGCAACGGGCGGCAGCGGGGCGGCCCTGGCAGTAACGCTCAGTCAGGGCTTGGATTGGTGGAGCAATCAAGTCTACTGGTACGTCGATTCCGTCGCCGTCACCAACGGCGGCACCGGCTACGCGAACGGCTCGCAGGTCGTGTTTACGGTTACGGATGGGCAGGCCAGCTACCCGGCATTTGCGACCATAACGACCGGCGTCGAGGAGCCGACCGTCTCGGCCACCGTGTACGCGAACGGAACGGGCGCGACGATCACGCCTACCATCACGCAGAGCGGCAACAGATGGAGCGTCTCGTCAGCCGCCATCACTGCCGCAGGGAGCGGGTACGCCCAGGGCGACTACATCGAATTCACGAGCAGTGATAGCGTCGAGTCCGCTGGCTACGCCATCGTTGCAAGCGTGAACGGTAGCGGCGGGATAACGGGCCTGACGATCTACAGCGGCGGCAGTTACTTCCGCGATAACGGCATCATCGAAGGCGTGTCGGTCAGTAGCGGCGGCTCCTACTTCAAATCGACCGGCATCATTCAAAGCGTTCAGGTCTACGACGGCGGCTCCTACTACAAACCCGTTCCCACCGGGCAGGTCATCACAGACACGCCGACCGTTTGGTTTTCGAGTAGCACGGGCTTCGGTGCCACCGCGACGGCGACCGTCGACTCCACGCTTGGCTCTCCCACGTTCGGCAAGGTTACAGCCATAAACGTCGACAGCGGCGGCACCGGCTACAAGCCCGGCGGCGACGGCTGGCTATGCACGATCAGCGGCGTCGGCAATCACCTAGCGATCCGGCAAAGTCCGCAGCCGATAGCGACTGCGGTCGCAGGCGATCCGGTGCCATGCACCGACTTCGAGGACCGCTACACCTACATTACCGAGCGCATCACGACGGCCGCGTGTCCGAGCAGTCTGGTTTCTAAGTCATACAAGTTTTCAATAAAAATCAGCACAGACGTTTTTGCAACGCTGCCGTCGGATCAGGATGCTTCGGACGGAATGGCGTTTTGCAGCCGCCGCCAAAACTTTGACTCGTGGCTGAACCTGTGGAGTCACGAGCACACCTTCTTTGACTTTGGCAACGGAGATATACAGTGCAGCCTGTCTCCGGCATAACTGCCTGCCAGTTCTCGGCGCACAGCGAAGGCTGGCTCTGCGTCCGGTGCGGCAGGCTCGTCCGCGCAAAGCTCGCCAGCCCGCCCGTTGCCGCCTGCGGCCAGCGACGGAAAGCGCCTGAGCCGCACGGCCCCGGCACTGAGCTAAAGAAACTCCTCAAGCGCGTCGGCATCACCGCCACGCCAAACTGCTCCTGCAACGCGCGCGCCCGCCGCATGGACGAGGAGGAAGTCCGCGAGCCGGGTTGGTGCGAAGCCCATCTCGACGAGATCGTGGGCTGGCTCCGCGAGGAGGCGACGAAGCGCGGCCTGCCGTTCGTTGACATGGCCGGTAGGGTGCTGGTGAAGCGTGCGATTAGCAACGCCCGCAAAGCGGAGGCCCGCCGTGCCAAGGAAGCCCAGCCAGCCGAAAGCGGCCCGGCCTAACCTCGCCGAGCTCGACTACGAGGACGACGACGCCTCGCCGCCGTTTACCTTGGACGACGACGGGAACATGGTCCTGCGGCGATCCGCGAAGCCCAAGCCCACGAAAGGAAAGCCCCGTGGCAAAGGCAAAGAAAAGCCTGCTCGATGACGTGCTGGCTCGGACGAAGAACCGCAGCCCTGGATTCGGGACGTGGTTCGAGCGGCTGCCCGCCGAGGCCCAGGCGGAACTGGAAGCGGTGCGGGCTTCGTTCGATCACGCGACGCACCAGAAGACAGCATTCGCCCGTGCGATCATCGAAGCCGCACGCGAGCGCGGCTGGAAAACGAGCGGCTTGCAAGGAGTGATCCAGTGGCTAAACGGAAAACGCTAGCGGCTTCCGTGGCGTCGAAGCTCCCGCCCGCGAAGCCTGCCGCCGATGCCGAGCAGGTGACGCAGCGGCAGGACGGCGATTCGCTGGAGGCCCGCTCGACGAGCCGCCGCATCAAGACGGTGGAGGATCTGCTTCGCCACATCGAAGCCGACATGACCCGCTTCGAGGTCGCAGCCAGCGAGGCGACCAAGTGGGAGTGCGGCGACGGCGACGGCGGCACCATCGAACTACACCGCGTCTTCGTGCGGCTCAAGCCCAAGGGCGGGCCGACGACCATCGAAGTGGTCGAGGCGATGATCGACGCCGCGAAGAAGACGCTCCGCAAGCCCTTGACCAAGACCGTCAAGGCACCCAAGGCAGACGGCCTATGGCAGGTGCTCGTCGTTTCGGACACGCACTTCGGGGCATACTCGTGGAGCAAGACCACGGGCGGCAGCGACTACGACCTCGACCTAGCCGAGCAGCTCGTGGGCAAAGCCGGGGCCGAACTGGTGGCGGTGGGAGATGCCCACAAGCCCACCCGCCGCACGATCGCTTTCCTGGGCGACCTCTTCCACTACGACACGCCGAGCGGCACGACAACCGGCGGCACGCCGCTGGAGCGGGACGGGCGATTGCAGAAGATGATTCAGGTGGGTTGCGACTCGCTGCTCGGCATCGTCGAGCGGTCGGCGGCCTCGGCCCCCACCGACGTGGTGATCGTCAACGGCAACCACGACGAGGTGCTGACGTGGGCCTTTCAGCGGATTCTCGTGGAGCGGTTCCGTGGCTCGAAGGCGGTGACGATCAAGCCCGACTTCCTCTCGCGGCAATACCTCACGCACGGGCGCAACCTGCTTGGGTTCACGCACGGGCACAAGGCGAAGCGGAAACTCCCGCAGATCATGGCCCTGGAGCAACGCGAGGCGTGGAGCCGCAGCACGTACCGCGAATGGCACACGGGGCATCTCCACCACCAGGCGGCCGAGCACAACAAGCCGCTCGACACGCTTGACGGCGTGATCGTGCGGACGGCCCCGACGATCTGCCCGCCGGATGATTGGCACTCGGCCAACGGATTCCTCGGGGCTAGACAGGCATGCGAAACATTCCTCTACAGCCCCGATGGCGGGCTGCGATCGATGCACGTCAGCGAAGGGAACAGAAAGGGATGATTACCGTGGCCGACCGACTCAATGGTGATGGCGTGATGCGTGAGGGACTGCGGCCCGGCTCGCGCGAGTTCCTCGACATCCTCGACGAGATCCGCACGCTGCACTTGAGGAAGACGCTCGACTACGGCGCAGACGAAGACGCCCTGGCGAACATCCGCAACTCGGCCGATGTCATCAACGTGCCCGCCTACGCTGGCTGCGTGCTCCGCATGAGCGACAAGATGCACAGATTGCGGTCGTTCTTTCGCCGGGGCGAGGTGGAATTCGACGGCGTGGAGGACACGCTGCTGGACCTCGCGGCGTATTCGGTCATCGCCCTGGTGCTGTACCGGGAGAGCGTCGAGTGACCGACCGCCGCGTGCCGTACAGCGAAGATGAGGCCCAAGAGGCGTGGCTCTGGGTGGGCCGCCACGGGCCTTCCAATTCGTGGACGGCGAGCAACGGCACGGCGGCACGCATGATCGGCCGCCTGCTCGAAGAGCGCGAGCGGCTGCTGGCGATGCTGGCGGCACGTGACAACCTGACGCCGATGCCGAATGATTGAGCCGGGCCGGGGCTCGAGCGGCGGGGGCTTAACCTTTCACCCCGCCGCTCGCCCTGTGCTGGCCGGTTATGCCGCGCAGGTCATAGACCAACGCGGAGGAGGCTTTATGTCGGCGGCGTCAAATCCAGTTTGGGCAGCAGATCCGGTGCGGATGGACCTTGCGGCACAATCCGGGGATCGAGGTAGCTCTTCTGGGTGATCGACGGGCTCGAGTGATCCGCCAACTTCTGACCTGCTCCGGGGCACGCTGCCTCCGCATACGACACGGCGGCACGGCGTATCCCGTGGAATCCACGATACTGGACGCGGGCGCGGCTGGCGATCCCCTGCATACGCTTCCACAGAAGGCATGCGTTGCGGTCCCAGGGCCACACAAGGGCATTTGGGCTCTGGATACGCCCCGACAGCCAAGCGGCCAGCGTGGGCGAAATCTGGCGGTCTATGTCGCGGGTCTGGTTTTTCCGCGTTTCCGCCCGAAATGTGATGCGGCGACCTGCCGTATCGACTTCCCGCCACTTGGTGTGCATCACGGCGTTGATCCGCTCGCCAGACTCCCACAGGCAGAGCAACAAACTTGACCACCAATCGGCCTCGGGAATCCCTGCCACGGTGCCCGTGAACCTCCTGGCCTCGCGGATCAGCAGGGCCACGTCATCCGACGTGTAGGCCACCGGGACGCGGGCCGGGGCTCGCATGATCGGCACCTCGGGGAAGTCGAGCAGGGTGCCATCGCTGGCCTTCATCCGCTTCCTGGCGGCGTAGCGCCAAAGGGCCAAAAGCTGAACGCGGTCGCGGGCCGCCGTGGCCCGGCAGGTTTCCCGCTCGCGGGCGGCCAGGAACCGCGCCACCGTTAAGTCCGTCAAATGGTCCAACCGTGCCGGTTCGCCAAGGTGTCTATCGAAGTGCCTGAGGCTGACGTTGTAGCAGTTGATGGACTTCTGTCCGAGGCGTCGAAGAGGGGCATATTCGCGGGAAAAAAGCTCTGACAACCTCATTGGGTGGTACTCCTCGTTGGGGGCCTCATGCCTCCTGTATCTAGCCCGCGAATCGGCGCGCGGCGTCCGTGTCTGTTAATTTCCTGAGGTCGGTGTTTTCCGCCTCAGACCTATCAAGTGGACTCCGCTCCATTGGTGGTCGGTTCCCGTAGTTCAACGCTACGGTTGCCGACCTCAAAAGGCAAGCGCCTGCGTGGGCGATTGAACTTCCTACCGCACTCGGTAGTATGGAGGCATGAACACCGTGGCATCCCCCGACAACAAGTGGGTTTCCGTTTCAGAGGCTTGCGATCTGGCTGGCTGCACAGACGGCTGGATACGCCACCTGCTGCGAGAGGGCAAGCTCGGCGGCTTCCAAGTGAACGAGTGGACTTGGATGGTGGATCGGGCCGAGGCCGTCGCCCTACGCAAGAACTTGTCCAGCCGCTCCAACGCGGCCAAGGACAAGCCATCGAAGCCTGCCCCGAAGCGCCGCCGTAAGAGCGCCTAGCACGGGTGAAACGCCGGAAAAGATTTTTTTCTGAATTCCTGTTGACCGAACTACCGAACTTGGTAGTATCCCCCACATGAAAGGAGTCATTGTGAAACCGACTTGGGACAACGCCCTGCACGCTCTCGTGCTGATCCGCATCGGCCAAGACCTGGGAACGTATTCCCCGGCATCGAAGGCCGTTCACGACGCGATTGAGTTGGCGGTTTCGGTGATCGGATTATTTTGCCGTTGACCGAACTACCGACTTTGGTACAGAACTACCGAACTTGGAACAAAAGGGAGATTGAAATGGATGCTCACGAACGGGAATACGCGGGTGCGGTGGCTGGGATGCTCGAGGCGGCGGGCCGCGAGGTGAGCCTGCCAGCGCAGGGCGATTTCGTCAGCGGCAAGACCGCTGGCAAGCACTGGTCTGGCCACGTCGAGTGGGTTGAGGACGACGGCAAGTTCATGTGCATCAACGTCGGCGGCGGCTGGCTGACCGTGCCAACCGCAGACATCACGCATTAGGGAAACCCCCGGCAGGACGCCGGGTGCAGGAGGCGATTCGTGCCGCAGACCGACGGACCGGCGAGCGGCTTTTCAAAGGACGAAGAAACGAAAGGAATGTCGAATGAGCACTGATCTCACCACCGGCCTGCGGGTTTCTTCCGTGGGCGACTTGATGACGCTGGGCAAGATCGCCGCCGCGAGCGGCCTCGTGCCGAAGGATTACCAGGGCCAGCCCGAGAAGTGTGCCGGGGCGATCGCCTTCGGTGCCGAGCTGGGCCTTGCCCCGATGCAGGCGTTGCAGTGCATCGCCAACATCAACGGCCGCCCCAGCATTTGGGGCGACTCCGCGAAGGCTCTGTGCCTCGCCTCGCCGGTCTGTGAGGGCATAGAGGAGACGATCGAGGGCGAGGGCACGCCCAACCCGAAGGCGGTCTGCATCGCCAAGCGGAGGGGCCATGCCCCGGTGCGTGTCGAGTTCTCCGTGGAAGACGCCAAGCGGGCCAGCCTATGGGGCAAGTCGGGACCGTGGACGCAGTACCCGAAGCGGATGCTGCAACTGCGGGCCAGGGGCTTCGCTCTCCGCGATGCGTTCCCCGACATCCTGCGTGGCCTCGTGACGGCCGAGGAGGCACAGGACTACCAAACGGCCCGGCCGCAGCCGACCGTTCGCGTGACGCAGGCCAGAGCCGCCGTGCAGCGGCTCGAGCACGCCGAGCCGGAAGACAACGGCGTGGAGCACTTCGACGCCCAGGAGATCGACGCGGAGGCCCACGCCCGATGAGCCACCGTCGCATCAACGAGGGCCACCCGCCGAGCACCGGCGAGTGGAACGAGTTCGAGGCCCGGCAGCCCGAGGTCTTCGAGCGGCGGCCACGCGCCGCCCCGAAGCCTACGGGCCGTCGAGGCCCGGACCCGCTGCCCATGCTGACCGACCAGCAGATTGCCAGGAAGGCGAAGTGGATACACGCCCGCTTGGTGCTGCTGATCGACGCGCTGGATGGCGAGGAGTGGGATGGCAGATGGACCAACAGGCTGATGAGCGCGTGGCTCGCGGCCAGGAACACGGTGGAAGACGCAGCAACTTGGAAGGAAGACGCCGATGGCGTGGCACGACTCGTGGAAGGGGATCAAGCAGAAGAAACAGCCCCAGCCGCAGGGGGCAACCCGGCAGACGGGAGCGGCAGCCAAGCGGGCGAGGCGTAAATCCACCGCAGCTGGGGCTCGCCCAAACAAAAAAACTCCCGGCGAGTGAACCAGCGGGCCGCCCCACCTCACGGGGCCAATACACAAAGGACGCAAAGGCATGAAAGCGAAGAAGACTTTTCAGCAGGTGGCCGAACGCTACCTATCCGAGCGGATTGTCTCGGTGCATTACGCGGCGAACGTGAAGCGGATAGCGGCCAAGTGCGGCGAGATATCTAGCGATGCGGTGAATCGCTACCTGCGGGTGCGTTCATCGCAATTGCAGAGCACCACCGTGCGTGCCGAACGCACGATCTTGTTGACGCTCTGGCGGTTTGCCTACGAGGCCGAACTTGTGGACGTGGCTCCGCGTGGCGTGATGACGGTGAAGGCCCGCAAAAAGCCCACGAAGGCGTGGACGATCGCCCAGCTGCAGCAACTCCTGAAGGCCACGGCCGACTACAACGGCAAGCGGCTCCGCAGCGGGGCCGATCTCGGCCAGTTCCTGCGGTGCTGGGTGCTACTGGCCTACGAGTGCGGTGCCCGGTTTGGCGATGTCATGTCGTTCGGCCGCGACAACATTGACGGCGACACGCTCGCGTGGACTCAGAGCAAGACGGGCGACCCGCTCACCAGGCCGCTCACGCCCGCATGCTTGGACGCCATCGACGCGATGCTGGCGAAAAGTCCGAACGGGTTGATCCTCGGCTGGGCCTGCAAGCGGCGGCGAGCCCACAGGCTGATGCGGGATCTGCTCGACAAGCAGGGGCTCGGCGGCAGTTCCAAGTGGCTGCGCCGCTCAGGGGCCACGCATTGCGAAATGGAGAAACCCGGCGCGGGGAGGCTGCACCTCGGCCACCGCAGCCCGGCGTTGTTTGAGCAGGCGTATTGCGATTGGAGCCAGTTGCGGAAGAACACGCCGAGGACACCGGCCCTGACCTGATTCAAGAGTTGCGAAGGATCGCACTATGGATGTGGAGTCGTTACGGATGACAAACGAAGACGTGCATGCGTTGTGGCAAGGCGGCCACGGCGTCGAGCGTGTTGTGCTGACCGACTACGAGCGCGCGGAGATTCTCCCGTACGCGCAGCAAGCCATGATCGGCGGTTGGTCGGACATTCACCTGGATCGTGCAGTAAGGGGCTCCGAACTAGGCGAGAATAACTTGGTGGGCTTTGCATGCGAGGCTGCATTTTTCAAGTGGTCTGAGCAGCTGGGCAGTGGTGGGATCAAGGCGTGGAAGGCTCAGCGATCCCTGCGAAACGCAAATAAGTGGGCTGGCGACGGCGGCGTGGATTGCGTTCTCGCGGACGGCACGCGAGTGGACGTAAAGGGCAGTGAGTGCCGTGGCGTGCTCACGGTGCAAGGTGCCCTGAACTACCACCTGACGCAGTGTCGCACCAAGACGCTCCAGGACGTGGCCTATGTGCAGTGCCACACGAAGCGGCATATGGACTCGTACCAAGTTCCGAAGGTCGTGCTGCTGGCTGGTTGGCTCTGGGGCCGAGAACTGTCTGGCCGCGAAGACATGCACAGCATGCGCGGCTGGTCGGCCAGGTGCAGCACGATCCGAAAGATGAAGGAGCTGCGGAATGGCTGGTGAATGGATTCCCGTTGACTGCAACCTGGGCACGAAGCCCGAGGTGCTAGAGCTGGTGGACGAAACCGGGCTGCCTATTGAGGTGGTCTGCTGGCGTCTCATCCAGTTGTGGTCGTGGGCTGCCCTCAACTCGTCAGACGGCACGATTCGGGCAACGCCCCGGCGCGTGGCGGCTGTCGCTGGGGGTGACGAGGCGTTCTGGCTCGCTGTTGAGCGTGTCGGCTGGGTGTCGTTTTTGAACGGCACCATCGTCATCCAGGGCTGGGATCGCCGGTTTTCGGGGGCCGCCAAGGCTCGGGCCATGCACGCCCGCAGGCAGGATTCCTACCTGAGGCGCTCGCGTGACGCTGCACCGTCACAGGTGTGTGACGCACCACCGTCACCACAGGAGAGGAGAGGAGAGGACAAGAGAGAAGAAATACAACCGGCTGCGCCGGTTCCGACGAGCAAGCCGCAAGCGGCTCGCTCGCCGTCGAAGCCTGCCGTGTCGTGGTCTGCTGACGCAGGCTGGGGCGGCATCACGGACGCAGACCGGCAGGAATGGGCAGCCGCCTACCCCGGTGCCGTGCTCGAGCAGGAGTTCGCCAAGGCCACGGCCTGGCTGCGGGCCAACCCAAAGCGGGCGGGCCGACGCAACTGGCGACGCTTCATCGTGGGCTGGCTCCAGCGTTGCCAGGACAAGGGCGGCACCGTCCGCACGCCCGGCGTCAGGCCGGAAGACAAGCCACCTGCGAAGGCGTGGAAGGATCAGTACCAGCAAGCACCCTACCGGCGGCCACGGGAGGCCGTCGCGCTTGCCCAAGGAATCAAACTCAAGGAGGAGGATTTATGAAAGGCGACAATTTCCGGTATCCCGCGTCTGAAGACGTGGCTGTGATGTGCGAGCAATACGCGATGCGTGAGGACACCACGCCCGAAGCGGCGTGGGTCTTGATGGTGGCGGCCCGTCTGATTCGCCGCCTGTCTGATCGCACGATCGTGCTGGCCCGAACGATTGAGCACACGGAGGCCAAGGCATGACCGCTTCGCAGTTGGCCCTTGTGTGCGCCGGTTTTTCTCTCAACGCCATGACGTTCGTTCTTGGCGTGTGTGTTGGTGTGGCTCTTCACTCTCGAAAGGACTTGAGAAATGACAACAGCAACGAAGGAACGACGAAAGACTCGAACTACTGGCATCTCCCTCCCAACGGCAACGCTCCGAAGTGCAATGGCAACGGTCCGTGCGGCCGTCGCCAACCGCAGCCCGAAGCCGATCCTGTTGAACGTTTTGCTGGCAAACGGCGGGATCACGGCGAGTGATCTCGAGCTTCAGGTGTCGGCCGAGGTGCCGTACACGGACGCCCCGCTGCTGCTCCCTTTCGCCCGCTTGCAGGCGATCCTCGGGGCCGCCTCGGGCGACGAGGTGACGCTGACGCCGGGCGACACGTCCTGCACCGTGAGCGTGGGAGGTGGGACGTGGACGCTGCCCACCGAAGACGCGGCGGAATTCCCACAGTGGGAAACTCCCACCGTGAAGCCGATCTGCCGCATCCCGGCCGACCAGTTCGTGCGGGCCGTGAAGGCTGTGGCCTACGCGACGGACACCGATTCGAGCC